CTGATCTGCGTGGCATTGTTCCAGAGCAGATTCCCGTCACCGGGGTTACCGCTGGTGATGCTGGTTTCGGCTTTGTAGTTGAAGATGCTGGAGGACACACCCTGCGGGCCAGTCGCGCCGGTTGCGCCAGCAACGCCCGTGGCGCCTTGGGGGCCGGTGGGACCTGTGGTGCCGATGGGGCCCGTTTCGCCTGTAGCACCCGTGGCACCTGTAGCACCCGTGGCACCTGTAGCACCAGCCACGCCAGGGATTCCAGTAGGTCCGGTAGCGCCGGTCGCACCGTCTACACCATTAGTGCCCGCGGGACCAGTGGCGCCCGTAATACCTTGAACACCTGTGGCTCCAGTCAAACCAACTGGGCCTGTTTCTCCAGTCAGGCCGGTGGCACCCTGAGGACCCTGCACCCCGGTGGCACCCGTAATACCGACGGGTCCTGTTGGGCCGCTGGGGCCGGTTTCGCCAAGAGGGCCCGTTGCGCCAGTGCTGCCTACCGGACCCGTAGCGCCCATGGGGCCCGACACGCCCTGCGGGCCTTGGATGGAACCACCGCTGACCCAGCCGTTGGTGGTGTCATATACCCAGAAGCTGTCATCCGCTTGGACGATGTAGGCATCCCCCTGCGCCGCGGGGGTAGGCAGATCGCCCGTGGTGGCGACCTGGCCCTTGAACGTGATACCGAGACCGGGGGCACCTTGGATGCCTTGGATGCCCTGCGGGCCGCTGGCGCCCGTCGGACCGGCAACACCAGTTGGGCCCGTGGTGCCCTGCGGGCCGGTGCTGCCCGTGGCGCCACTGATGCCGATAATGCCCGATGCTCCAGTCGAACCCCGTGGGCCGGTGCTACCCGTTGAACCTTTGGGACCTGTCGCACCAGTTGCACCTATAGGACCTGTCGTGCCGCTGGGTCCTAAAGGTCCTGTCGCACCTGTCGTACCATTCGGTCCTTGGATGCCTGTGGCACCTGTAGTGCCTTGAGGCCCCGTGGCACCTTGACCACCTACAGGACCTGTAGCACCAGTCGGTCCCGCAATACCCGTAGCGCCGGTGGTGCCGGGATTACCCGTGATGCCTGTAGCACCCGTAGAGCCACGGTTGCCTTGAATACCTGTGGCGCCAATTACACCGGTTGGACCTGTTGTACCCCGTGGTCCGGTAGAACCTTGGATGCCCGTAGGACCTTGGGGACCAGTCGGGCCCATCGCCCCGGTAGCACCTGTACTGCCTTGAGGTCCTGTGGCGCCGGTGCTGCCTTGAGGGCCGGTTGGTCCTGTTGTTCCAGTCAACCCGGTCGCGCCGGTGGCGCCCGTGGTGCCGTTGATGCCTGGTGTACCACTTGCGCCTGTGGCGCCTGTGATGCCAATCGGACCAGTGGCACCTGTTGCCCCAGTTTTGCCGGGGGTGTTGACCTCAATGACATCCGCACCAGGAACTAACAGCTCAACCGTGTTGACCTGCGTTTCGACAACCTCAACCTCGGTCTGGTTGGGAACGACGTTGATATAGATGTCCGACATCAGACCTCCTCAGGTTCCGTGTATCCCTGGCTGGGACGCACGATGCCCTCCAAGTAGTACTGCCGTAACCCGTCGATTTCGCTGATCAGCATCACGTCGTAGTACGCCTCATCGGGCAGCACCTCGGTGATTTCATAACCCAGCGTCAGCACCACGTTGCCTTCTTCTTCGTCCGCGGTATCCACCGAAAAGTCGCCGTATTTGGTGGTGCGGCACTTGTCCCAGACCTGCGCCAGCACGGTGTAGTTGGCGAGGTCAATCACGTCGCCTTCGCTGGTCTTGAACGTCAGGTTGAGCTGGAAATCAGCCCGGCGCTGAGGACGGATGTTGTAGGTGCCTGGGTTCATGGTTCTAGGTTCCCGGTTCAGCAGTCAAAGGTGGGGGCCGGGTTGCCCTGGATCCCAAGTCGTACTTGATGCATGGGTCCCACGCCCTCGGGAACGGATACCGTGGCCACCGTGGTGCCGGGATACTCCTCCACCACTGCCGCCACCAGCGGCTCTAGGTCGGTGTCGTTGTTCCAGTCCACGAGGAACGCGGTCCACGTGCGGAAGGCGGCTTGGTTGCTGTACTGCGAGATCGGGGCCATGTCGGGATCGCGGATCAGCACCAGTTCCACGCCCCTCACTGTGGTGCCGGCAGTCATGCGCTCACCGGGGGCGCGGACCGACACCGCCGGGGTCTCCGCACCATTTGGCAACGTGTACAGACCCAGGCTGTTCACCAGCAGCGTCTCAAGTTCGGTGCGCAGCTGGAGGATGTCCATACTTCTAGTTTTCCGAAACCAACAGCAACCCCGCCTCCAAGTAGCCCGCCAATGGCCGATGCGGGAATCGCATCGTGTACGTCATCAGCGGGCGGTCTAGATCCCGCAGCCGCACGGGCGTATTGATGAAGCGGCCCACTGCCACGAGGCCGCCGCGAAGGTTATGGCCCTCCCACTTCGGTGCCAGCACCCAGACCTCGCCGTCGTCACTATGCAGCGCCCGGAGTTGTGGTGGGGCGGTCACCTGATCGGCACTTGCAAGGATCTGCGGCCATGCAGCCATCACTAACTGCGGTAACTGTCCCTCATGACGGAGTGCCAGTGCAACAGCCGCCACGTCGCCGGGCAGCTTTGCCTCGTCCGCCTTGGGCGGCTGGAACATGGCGAAGTCGCTGGCGCTGAACGGCTTGGATTTCTTCGGGTCGCGGTTGATGTTGGCCAGCAACGCCATGTGCTGTGCCTGGGGCAGCTCCAGCAGTGCGGCCTGCTCGCGGCGGATTCGTTGCAGTTGGCGCCATGCACGCAGCACCACCATGCGCAGTTGCTGCGAGAACGTCAGGAGGGGGAACTGGGAAGGGAAGCCGGCGGCTAGGTCGTAGAAGATCTCTTCCCAGTCCGTTTCACTGCGGTCGTAGCTGCCGGCTGCGGCTTTTTTAGTTCCTCCTCCGTCACCGGGGCGCTGCTAATGTCCTCCGCGTCCTGCTCCTCACGCGCCAGCGCCCAGATGTCCTCAAACAATTTGCGGGACATGGTGCGGGTATCTTCCAAGCTCCAGTCCTTGAGGCCAAGGCGGCAGCGAAGTAACGCGGTGACCGTGGCCTCCATGTTGCGCTGGCCCGCAGCGGTATAGACCCGCGCCACCTCTTCGATCCGCTCAGCGTGCTTGGTGCGGATTTCCTCGGCTTTGGGTTCCAGCTCGCGGCCACTCACCGCGGATTCGATGATGTGGAACGCCTCGCTGAGGGTGATGCTTTCTTCCTTGGCGATGGCGTCAGCGATGCGGGCGCCGGTGACGAAGCTGCTTTGCTCCATCGCCAGCAACTCGGCGGTCACGGCAGCCTCGCCCACGGTGATGCCGCCGAGGACGGGGAGTTCCAGCACACCGGAGACTTCGTTGCCCACGCGCCGGGTTTCCGGTTTGCGTGGGGCAACAACGAAGGGCAGCTTGCTCACTTAGGAGGTTGCGTTTTCTCTAGTGTAGTAGACATCAGTTTGTTTGTCGCCAGGCGGCGCAGCATCGCGGACTGGTTAGCCGCCGCCCGCAACGCAATCGCTTCCAGCAGGGTGGGATTCGCCATCGGCTTCAGGTCTGCTCACCAGCGTAAGGACTGGTGTAAACCGTGGAGCCGTAGACATTTTGGAACTGGGTCACCAGCTTAAAATTCTGTGGCGTGCTGTTAGCCACTGTTGCTGCCGTGTTTGTAGAAATAAACTGGGCGACGGGACGTGCAGTGTCAATCAATACTTGGGCATACGGCAAGTTTTTATCGAGTGTGCGAGAAAATACAAAAATTGTTTCATTACTTTTGTCTTTAGCAGCTACAACGCACGAACCGCTTTCGGGATCGTAAGTCGAGTTGCTAATGTAAGGATCCAGTGCCCAATCTGTGCGAGAAGTTGCAGTATATATTTCTTTACGCGGATCACCACTAAACATGTTTTGTATAAAATCTGGATAATACGTACCAGCTACCGGAATAGAGAAAAATGGAGCGTTACCTGTAACACCATTTGCATACCGTGTATAAGATATGTAATCAGCTAAAGTAGCATACTGCTGTGTAATTTGCTGTGTTTTATTGTTTATTTGTACATACCTAGCTTGAATAAGTGTCCTAGCACCTGCTATTATCATTTCACTCAAAGAACTTTCAGAAGGTATAACTACACCACTAAAACTTGGAAGAGCATCTCTGTCTTTCATGGTAAGGATGTAATAGCTGTGTAAACATGAAATGTAAGTTTCTGTAGAAGTGGAACTAACCACAACAAGATTTAATGTATTGAGTGTATAAGGATTCAGGGTTATGGGCCACGGAGGTCCATATGTTACATACCTAACGTCCCTAACATTTTCTTGAAAATTAACTCTAGTGCCTTCTTTTATAGTTGAACGAACTACAGTATACCAACTAGTTTGCGATGTGAAGAATCTGAGAGAAATAGGTGATTCAAAAATATTTATAGTTTGGGTGGCAGTAAAAACAGGTGCAATTTCTGCTGTAATAAATTGGGGCGTAGATTGATATACGTATGGTTTGATACTATCTGTAGTATATGTAACTCTTCTATTCTCTAATGAAACTGGTACTTGACCTGCCCAAAAAAGAGCATCAGATGCAGTACCTTGACTAAAACCAGCATAATAAAACCAAGGTTCTCCTATAATTTGTTGAACATTTTCTTCTATAAGTTGTAAGTCCTTAATTAACGTGATTCCATATTTGAATGTTTCTGTACGTTGGGCGGCGGGGCGGCGGGGGATGCGGCGGACTGGAATTGATCCAGGCTGCTCTTCCTCTTGGCGCTTTTTCTCTAGCTCGGGTTCCAGTGCCGCGACAGTCTTGTTTTCGGTGAGGCGGTCGTCGAGGTTCTGTTGGTTGGCGGCGGCGCGGGTTTTGTTTGCCTGGAGCAGTCGCTGGTCACCGACGGTGACGTTGATTTGCGTGCTCATCAGTCATCGGTGGCCAGCGTGATCCGGTAAATAATGCTCGCTCCATCCACCAGCGACACCGAAGGGGCCTCGACAATGACGCTGTGGAGCGTTGACGTGGCACCAACGGTAATCACCGTATAAACCGTGTCGTAAGTCAGAGTGCCGCCGCTGGCTTGAAACTCGGCATCAATCTGCGGCATCTCATAGCGCAGGTCGGTGGGATCCCACTCCCCTTCACCGATCTCGCCCGTGGCGCGGGCATAACCGCTGCCGCTCAGTTCCACGCCATCCCATGCGGCGACACTGCTGTTGGCGGTGAGGCCGCCGGCGCCGTTGAGTGCCAGGCAGATCCGGTAGTCCAGACCCTCGTAAGCCGCAGCGGCAAGGCGTTCCAGCTCGGCTTGGCTGATGGTCGTGGTGATCGCCATGGGGCTTCCTCTACAGTACTAGTTTGCCAGCGGCAAAGGCAGTTTAGGTAACGGCAACACTCGGCTGGTACATAAACGCAAAGTTAAACGGGTATGCACGGTTGGCACTCGTTGTTGTCATTGTTACAGAACTGGGAAGTTTGATGACTCCTACAAACTTGTCTGTATCGGGGTAGTTGTATGTGGTGCCAGCGGCTGGAGGTATGTCAATTTCGTTTACAAATACTGCGATGTGTGTAAACGTAAAACTACCGGCAGCTGGTTTTGTAATGATAAATTCTAGGGGAGCGGCAAGTTGAGCTTGAAGTCCTGTCCACGTAACCGTGTAGTCGGTGCCTCCAAAATTAACGACATATGAATCTTGTTTTGTGGTGTACGTGATGTTTGGTGTGACGGTCGCGGCGCTATAGCGGTTGATGCGATAGGTGGACCAGCCGTTCCAGCCCTCCTCAAAATCGGGTTCGGTGCTTGTGACGTTGAGAAGTTCGGCGAGAAAAGTGGTATCTGTATTTGTTGTATTGACGCCGAGCAAGTTCTTATAGGCATCCGCCATGTAAGGGGATGTTTGTTTATTTTGGTTGTAGCCTGCATAGTACGAGCCTGGATATGGAGCTGTGTAAGCAGGATCGAAAATACTTGCCTCATCCGCAGCAACCCAGCTAGCAAAACTATCAGCAGTCGTATAAGAAGTACCCCCAAACCCGTCTTCACGAGCAAAAGGCATAAATTTAGAACTGAAGGCATCTATCTGGGTTCCGCCTTCGGTAGTGGTGTCGTAGGGGCGCACAAAAATTAAAGACTCGTTCAGATTTGTCATGGAGCTGAACGAAGCAGCACTTGGCTGCATCACGAAGAAAGCCGCGTGCGTAAACTGAACGCCAAATGCAGTGTTGTTGTAAATACGCAAATAACGGCTGTCTGCTACGTACTCACCTGCGTAATACGCACCAGAAAATGCGCTGGTAGCCTCTTCGTACAGCGTGATTGAAGACGGCGGGCTAGCACCGCTACTTAAAAGATTAAGGGATCCGCCAGTGCCGCTAAACGCACCAGCAACCACGTAGTTGCTCCAGTTGCCGTTCCAGGTCCATGTAGAACGGTCGCCGCTTACTGAGGTGGGTACGTTCAGCAGCTGCACCACCAAATACGTGTTGCGGCTTTCATACAGTTGCCGCAGCCCGTATCGGCCGAAGGTGCTGTTAGGGATAAAGCTGATCGGCATGGCGGTTAAAGAATAGTGCTGCTCATGGACATGAGATTGAACATCTCCACGGGATCTGCGCGAACAGCGGGGGCAGCTTCAATTACGCTCAGTTCCGTTCGCACTGGGAGTGATACATAACGCACCGGCACAGCTTTAGCGCTGATTTTGGTTTTAGCCACCAGTGCAACTACCTGCAGCGTAGGGATGCGAGGGTCGGTGCGGGTGACATTGATAGTGGTAAGAACAGGAAAAACAAACTTCTGGCGCTCCACTGATGGGGGCACCAGCTCGGTGATTTCGGTTTCCTTGGCGGGGACTGCGGGAGTGTCGGTGGGGAGGTCGTCGTCCCAGAAGGTGGGTGGGGGATCCAGGGGGTCGAACGACTCGTCAATCGAATAGCTGTTGGCGGGTTCAGGATTTTCGTTTTGGTAGACCGCCGGGGCGGGCCCCAGCAAGGTGATGCCAGGCTGGACGGGGAACCATAGGGAGCCGCCCACTTCGGTTTCGCCGATGCCGCCAATGAAGAGGGCGTCGGTGTTACACACGATCCCGTTGCTGTCAAAGCTCCAGCTGGTGCCGTTGCAGATGTAGGCCGCGGAGTTGCCGCTGCCGTTGATGCTGATGCGGTCCAGTGGGTAAGGCGGGATTACCGGCGCCGCGAGCTGGAGTGAGAAGCCGTTGCGGTGGCCGAACGCCAGCCGGTTTTGGGCGCGGCCAAAATTACGGGCTTTGTTTTCGGCGTCAGTGGCGGCAGTGGTATATGAGCTGCCGTCATATGAGACCCGGTCATCAGGCGAGTACGGCACCGAATACACGGTTACGTTTTCGCTCAGTTCGTTGCCGTTGATGAACGTGGTCTCGCTGACCGCTTTTACCGCGCTCTTGCGGGTGACACTGTTGTTGCGTTCGGTGCGGCTCGGGCGGCGTTCCAGGCCATACCGCCGGTCATCACGGATTTCAACAGTAGTACCAATGTTTACAAGTTCTGTACTAGTAGAAACAATGCTGCCGGGTTCACCAATTTGCACAGCAATTAATAATTGAGCAGCAGCTACTTGTTGACCTGCTTGAGTAAGTGCTAAAGCTTGCTGACGTACACTTACTGTTTTTGTAATGCCTGTTGTGGGATCTTGTTCATAACTAGTATTAACTACATCTACCGGTATGTTTGGCTCTAGGCTAGGATCATACCTCCAGTTAGTAGCCCCGCCACCCCCAAAACGTACAACACCGCTGTACCGGCTGATATTTAATCTGCCCGCCACCGCCATTTCGGATTCGTAAGTAGTTACAACTCGACGCAATACAGCGCTGTCGCGTTCGGGGTCGAAAACTGTCTTGCTGCCGTAAACGATTGTGCAACCCCCCGCCGGTGGTGGTTCCGGGGGTTCCACCAGCTCATCCGCTTGATGGAGGTATATGTTTACCGTTTCTGTAATTGTGGAATCAACAGTATCTAAAATGTTACTTTCTCTTCTCTCTAGATGCGACTTTAAGTAATCTGGATTTGTAACGCATACATGCTTTTCGGTTGTCTCAATTCTTTTAATTACGCGGTTAAATTTGTCATACATGCTAACAGCAGTAGTCTTGGGAATAAAGGTATTGCTGTAAATACCTGCGCTTAATTTACGGTCGTTTGGATCCCCGTATTGAATGACGTGGGATTCGGCGGGGCCAATGGTTTCGTCTTTTTCCCAGTTGCGTAGTTCACGCTCTTCTTCCGTAAGTTCCTCAATCTTTTTGTAACGGTTATAGTTGTACTGGACGGAAATCGCGTCGCCAGGGATGTCGCCGCTGTTGATCGAGTTAACATCAATGACTTGGCCTTGGTCGATGACCGTATACGTGCCAGTGAAATCCAGTAGCGAGCGGACCTGGAGCGTTTCGCTGGCATCCAAAAAGCCGATATAGCTTTCGGAAACCAACAGGTCGCTCAGCACCGTGGCGTATCCCGGCGTCAAGTCAAACTGCTCAACCGTGAACCAGTTGGTGAGGAAGCCGAAGCCCGTGTGGTTGATGTTCAGCTTCGCCGCGCAGACGCTCGCCACATACGCCGCACTGATGGAGATCGTTCCATCCAAGAAGGCGCTACAGGCAATCGCGTCGTTGGCTGGGTCGTCCCACGTGTCCGCCGTCTTGTCCTCGGGTTTGGTGCCCTTTAGGTTCTCCCGCAGGGTGATGGCACAGCCCAGTTGGATGGTGGTCTGGCGGCGGAAGGGGTCCGCAAATGCGCCAAGCACGCGCAGGCTGCGGGGTATGCGGGAGGCGAGGTCGTTCTGGATGTAGGCGATTTCAACCTGCTGCCCCAGCGTGAAGCGGTATAGACCGCGCACTACCAACTCGCCGCGGGTGCGGATTAGGCCGGTGCCTTGCGCGTGGTCGTCGCTCCAGCCGCCGCTAATAATCTCCGGCTCTTCGTCGCCAATGCGGCAGATGACCTTGGCGCGGATGTCAACAGTCATTAGATCTGCAGCAGCCGCAAGGTCACTGTATAGCGGGTGGTCTTGACGCCATCCTCAATCACCGCTTCAGCACTGGCAGTCGGGGCGGTTATAGGGAACCACGTAGCGGCTTCAGGAGTAGTTTGCACAATATCCTCAAACCACTCCAGCAGATCCTCCCAGCCCTCTGTATACGTGGTGCCCTCAATGTCGCGGATACGGCTGGCGGTCAGGGGGCCGCTGATGTAATGGCTGCCCGCCACCGTCAGCGCCACCTGCGGGTTGTTCTCGTAGGTCTCCATCGGCTTCAGCAGCGTGAGCACCGTGGTGCCGACCGTCACAGTGCCGAGGTCCGGCAGCAGCGCCTCGCTGCGCTGCTTGTTTTTCTGCTCCAGGAGCAGCAGGACCTGCAGGGCCTCGTTGGCATCCACCACCTCCGCATCGACACTGACGTAGGCGCCGGTTTGCTCGCCACTCGGGGCGACAGTGAACCAGCACGGCACTGAGGTCCACGTGATGCCGTTTGCAAAGGCGCTCAGCGAGGCGGTGGTGCCCACCACGCCGCTTTTCAGCGAGTCCTCGTCTTCCTTGCGGTCGCTCTGCCAAGCGTTGTAGACCTGGAGAAGGTCCTGCCATTCGTTGGGGGTGCAGAGGCCCGTGATGCGCCAGCGCCGTGCGGTCAGGCCCGTCTGGGTGTCGATCTCCGCGTAGCCGAACGGTTGCGCCGTCAGCGTGTTGAACGTGAAAGTCTCGCCGCTGTAGGTGATCGTGGTGGCCATTAGTTCAGTCCGTTGACGGCGTTGACGGTGGAGGCCCCACCCGCTTGATTAACCACATTGACGCTAACCACCCAGTCCTTTGCCACTAGGGCATTGGTGGCCCCAACCAGTTGGGTGTTGATGTCGTACAGGGCTTGGTTGACTTGCGCAAGGCTCTGTTGGGCGCCAATCAAGTTCTGGCGGGCTTCAAATTCGCGGTTGGTGGCTTCAATGAAGTCGCGGATGGCGGCATTGACGCCTTCAATGGGGCCGCTGAACTCGGGTGCGCGGGCGCCCGTTAGTTCTCGGAAGCGAGCTTGTGCTTGGCGGAATTGGGGCAGCAGCAACTGGAAGTCTTGTTGTGCTCGCCGTTCGAGGTCGGCACCAGACAAGAAGCGGTTGAGACCCTGCGGATCGCTGCGGATCCTCGTGAAGTCCAGCACCGCCGCGGTCAGGTCCTTGCGGAGTTTTGTAGCGGCATCTTCCAGCTTGAGTTTGCCTTCTTGGAAAGCGAGCTGGAATTTGTTTGCTGCTATTTGTAGTGTTTGGCCGAGGCGCTGGGTGTCCTCAACAGAAATTGTTGAGCCCAACGTATCTTGAGTAAGGCGGACATTTTCAAACGCTCTTTCTCTTTCTTGGGCAGCAGTGCGTAGACCTTCTTGGATGCCTTGGATAGAGCGTAGTGTTTCGCGGTAAACGCCAGGCTGGGCGCTCAATAACTGCAGGTTGTTACGCAGCTGGATTGAAGTATTGGCAAGTGTGTTGTTTCGTTCGCGGTCTAAGCGTGTAGTTTCTAGCGTAATTTTGTATTGCTCCAGTGCTGTGTCCTGCTGGATCTTGAGGAATTTTGGGTTGCTGCTTCCTTGAGCGCGTTCTTCTGGGGTGAGTTCCAGCAGCTTGCGGTTGCGGTCTTGCAGGGCAATCCGTTCGCGGAGGCCGCCGAGTTCTTTGTCAAGACCAGCGGCACTGGCAGCACTAAGGCGGTACTGGTCGCTGAGCGATTCCTTAGTCAGTAGTTGGGCGTAGGCAAGGCGGGCCGCTAATTCCGCACGCTGTTTGTCTACACCTAAAAGCTCTTTAGCAAGTTTTAGTGCTTCAGCTCTACCTTTATTTTCACTATCGCCTAAATCAACGACACTTTCAAGCTGACTAACAAAGTCTTTTGCAAGAGAAGGCGGGAAAAATTGCGAAACCCCGGGCAAACCTTTACGTGCTGCCGCGGTTGCTTCGGCTTGGCGCCTTTCTACTTGACGTTGCTGGTCAGGGTTAAGTTGACCTTTTAACTGTTCAAAACTTATAGCTTGCCCAATACCACCTGTTTCACTTACTAGCCCGTCTAGGAGACGGCTTAACGGTCCAGTTACAAAACCAGTAAGAATTGTAGTACCTTTAGACCACGCTCTGTTCAAGTTATCTACAGACTTTAGATATTCTTGCGCGCCTTGTTGAGAACCAAATGTGTTTAATAGATCTTGTTGAATTACAATAGCCGCTTCTCCGCTACGGCCTGTGTCAATTAAGGCTTGGGCGTATTTTTCTACTTGCTTAGAAGATAGCAACGCTGCCTGTCGTAAAGCATCAAAATTCTTAATAGGATCCTCTAAGCCTTGGGCTAACGTCTGAGCTTTTTGCAAAGCCGTGTCAAACGCCGCACCAAGCGCAGTGCCAACGATGGAACCTGCAAAGCCGAACGTCCCGCCACCTACAGCGCCTAAAGCGCCGCCGATACCGCCACCTAATGCTGCCCCGGGTCCTTGACCGAACAACAACGGGAAACCGGCGCCGATCAGCGCGTTGGCTGCAATATCTTTACGTTGTTTAATAATTTCTTTGCGGCGTGTTTCAGCTTCGGCTCTAAGTTTTTTCTCATTTGCAAGTTGCTTTTGCTGATTAGCCAGAATTGCATCTGTAACACCAACTTCACTTTTTTGTGCAGCAATGCGGCGGGCAGTGGTCTGCGCCAAGTCCTCTTCAAGAGCGTTGCGCTGCTGGGCAGCTTGTTGTTCTTGGCGGGCAGCGCGAGCTGCATCCCGAGCACGTTTCTCTTGATTTCGGCGGATTGATTTTTCAACCGGATCCTGCGTGCCAAATGTGGCGCGACTTGCTTCTCCAAATCCTCCTTGGCTGATTGCCGCTTGTTCCTGCAAGCGCTGTGTAATTTGTCGAAGTACCTGCAGACGTTCCAAGTCGTTCTGCAATAGTTCTGCCGAGGCACGCTCGGCAGTCTCATACGCCGTTGTCATCCCCGTGATAGGGTTGATCGCGGGACGTGTTAATGACCCAGGGCGTGGGGGCGGTGTAGCAGGGCGGCGGGCTGCAGTCGCGCCACTAACAGCTCCACCGAGTTCTTTTTCAATCTGGGCTTTTGCGTTATTGAGACTCGTTCTGAAGGCCGAGTCGTCAATCGTTAGCCGTAGTACCGCTACGCCGAGTTCGTCTGCCACTGCGTTGCGGTGCCCTTATACCCAAGGTTGCCGGTGGAAACCTTGAGTAAAGGGGTTCCACGCCCATGGCTTCCGCTCTATCGGCCTTGGCAAACGCCTCGGTCACCTTCCAAGTCGCTACCACTGGGGTTTTCACTGACCCGGCCACCGGCAACGTGCTGCCCGCTACTGAGGACGTGACCGTCAGCCTTTTCCTCAAAGGTGAAAGCACCGGTTCCCGTATCTTCCCCGGTGTGGACGTGCTCGACACCGTGTACGAGGGATACGCCGTCAGTCCCACCGCCTTTGATTCGGCAGTGGTGGTGGGCACCACGGGGACGCTCAGCTTTGCTGGAGAGCCCGACACCACCTGCGAGGTGCTGGAGTTGCGCTTCAACTACGGCAAAACCGGGTTGCTGGGGCAGATCCTCAACACCACGCTCGGAGAGAAGATTCGCCTCGTGTCGCGGCGCTTCTGATGGCACGCATCCGCACCAAGGTCACGTGGGACCTCAAGAAGCTCGATGCCCGCATTGAGCAGATTCTGGAAAACTACGGACCTTACATCTCGTTCCAGCTGCAGGAGGAGATCAGTAAACGGCAGTTTGAGTACACCGATGACGAAGATAAACCCGTCATTACACGCAGAAACAATGGTGAGACTGTCGGTAGTCCGCGGGACATTGTGGACAGAGGCAGACTGCTGAACTCGCAAACCGACCCAGTCATCAAAAAAGGCACGCTCACCATCAAATGGACTGCCCCCTATTCCAAGGCCGTGCTGGAAGGGAATTACCTTGTCGGCACGGTGCGGAATAACTACACCGCTAAGCCTCGTGACTGGATCACGCCAGCGTTGCGGGAGCAGCCCTTCAAGCCGTTTGTGCTGCGTCAGTGGCGCCAGCTAAGCGGCCAGTAAAAAGCCCCAGCTGGGGACTGGGGCAAAGGTCTGCGGGTTTGTACTGTTGGCTCTGCCGCTAACGTCAGGCTGTCTGGGCGGTATAGGTGTAAGCGCCGTAACCGATTAGGTCGAAGCTCACCTTGGCAATGTTGCCGGCAGTGATGTCCTCGGAGAATGAACCCACCTGTGCCAGGCCGGCATGTTCCTCGGGGTCGTCGCCAGAACCATCGGTCACCGGGGTCTCCCGATACCACTCCACCAAGGTTCCTTGGGTGGCCTCAAGGGCAGCTTCCTTCAGAATCTTGTAACCGGCATCAGTTACGTCCAGATTCATTGAACAGGGGATCGTGTAGCTCTGGCCCGTGATCAGGTTGGCCTGGAAGCCATACTCCGAGTCGTAGTCCAGCACAGCGGTGCTGTCGCTGGTGGCTTGGATGCCAGCGTTATCCAGTGAGAACACACGGGTCATCCCGGCGCTGCTAGTAGGAATAGTGCTGGAGCTGGTGCCCAACTTCACCCACAGCTTGTAGCCGAAGGCTGCGAAAAATGCCCCAGTGGCCATGACAAAAGAACAGACCTATACGTCTAGGTTGCCTGTGCTACGCACACTCCTCACATTCCAGTACATCCCAAGGTGTCGGACGGGGGCATGTATGGAGGTCAAACCCCTTGATCTCATGGTCAGTTGGGCACGTAGCCACCAGCGCCTCGCGGAGCTTCTTCTCCGTAACACCAAGCTGCTCCAGCACGTCTTCCATGCGCTCGCCGCGGTTCAGCATGTGGCGGGCACGTTGGCCCAGCGTGCGCACCGTGCCGGGGGCTTTCACCAGCCAGTTGTGGTCGCGGATGAAGTGGCGGATCTCACCCTCAGAGAACACCGTCAACAACGTGGAGAATGTTCCCTTTTTTGGGTCCCAGGCGCGACACGTTTTGATAAATGCGATGTCGATGCAGCTGAATAAATCGTCGGGCGCCACATAGAAGTATTTGCGGCACATCTTGCGCCCCAGCAGCTTGATGATGCCTTGGTGCTCGCGGTACAGCACGCCGATGCGGCGCTGCTCGTCACCATTCAGCGGGGTGGCGAGATAGCCGGTTTTGGGGCGGCGTGATGATCCCATGTACCACACCTTACGGTACATGGGCAAACTTGGTGGTTACACAACTGCGCAGTGACTTAGCTGCGTACTACGCCGACTAACAAACCGGAACCGCCGGTATACCCGCTGGTGATCGTGCCGTACAGCACCGTACTTAAGCTCGGGGCGCGGCTCACCAGCTGGCTGTAGGTGCTGGTGCGGTTAGATGGCAACCCCTCGTCGCGCCACTCCAGCTCCATCACGTCGAGCTTCAGGCGCTTCAGGTCGCCGTTGGAAACACCCGGCACTAAGTCGCCACCACCCATCTCAGTGGTGCCTTCCAACGTGGCAAGCGCCAGGTCGAACGTGGCCTGCTGTACTTCGCGGGGGATTACATCATCGGCAATCGTGCGGCCGTTGATCACCGCATCAGTGCGGGGCCACGCCAGTGCTTGCGCTTCCGCCGTGCGTGTTCCAACCCAAGCCAGGGGTTGGAGGTCGGTGGTGGCCATGATCAAAGCACGGGCCTTGTTGTCCGCACTGGCAGCAGTCCAGGTGGTTACGTTCAGGCTGTTGTCGGCGATGCTGTTGGCGGTCGCCACGGTGATGAAACTGTTGGAATTGGCGCCGCCAACTGTGGCATCAAGCGAGACAGGCATTGGTGTGGTCCCAGTGCTCTAGGTTTCCTGTAATAGAAAAGAAAAAGCCCCAGCAAGAGGCCGGGGCATTGGGTAGATCGGACCCGAAGATCACGCAATAGGATCCAGCGGGGTGCCGGACTTCAGACGCACAACGGGGATCAATTCCGAGTCGTACTTCAGGGTCCAGTTGCCAGACGTGGATAGGGCGGCGTTGTTCGGGTTGTCGGTGCCCGCGTTCCAGGTCACACCGTTGACGTGCATACCGTAGTGGTAATCCACGGCCATCACATCCTGCTTGGACAGGATGTTGCGCTCGGCTTCGATGCGAAGCTCCTGCTGCACACCCTCGCTCACGGCACCAGGGCCGAAGAGGAAAGAGGTGTACACACCAGAAGCATGGGGCAGCTGCGAATCAACGATCACACGCAGGCCGGCAAAACTAGCCACACCAGCATCAGTGATGTTGGTGCCGCCAGCACCCCAGGTGATGGGGTCGCCCGACTGCACGTTGCCGCCGGTGAAGGTCAGCATCCCGATTTGCTGCAGGTAGTAGTACTGGTTTGGGTGCAGTGCGATCGTGGTCAGAGACTCGCCGCGCTCGCCCAAAACAGCCTTGGCAGCAATCACAGACATCGCGCTGATGTCCTTATCGGCATCACCGGTGATGTCCACACTGTTGGCAGACAACGCACTGCCGAAGATGCCGCTCAGTTGAGACAACAGAGTGGCAGTACGGAGCTTGTTGATGCTGGCAGCCAAGTAGCCGCGAACCGCAGCCATTGGATCAGCGCCAGTGCCCAGTTTGCTGAGGTCATCCACGGCATACGCAAAGCCGCGGTGCAAAATGGTCATCACTTGCTCGGAAGCAGTGATGGCCTGGGGGCTCAGGTAGCCGCCCTCGCTGGTGCCCCAGTCGTCGTTGGACTGGATGATTTCCTCGGTGGGGTTGATCGGCTGGAAGTAAGGCACGCGCACGCGAGTGCCACCAGCACGACAGTCGAGGGCT